ACCGTTGGCGTTCTTTCCACCACCCTGGCGCAGACGAAACAATATCTTCGACGTGTTGAGTATCAACTAAAAACAGCCTACGAAATCCTCCCGACTCTATTTATAAATAAGTCGTTATTTTCTTGTTTTATATCTCTAGCCTTTGCCATCGCTTAAATATAGTGATTTTAGCCGTGTTTTACATTCCCATTTTCTAAGTCTAGAAAGCTCTCTTTTTGCACTTGAGAAGATAAACCCACGACTATAGAAGCCTGAAGTCCTGCACCTGAGTAATCCGCAACCGGGACGGCATTCTCTATAGCAGAGTAAATCGCGTCAACCCTGTCGGTCAATATATCTAACTGGTCTTTTAATTCTGGCCACTTTACTAAACCGCCGTACTGATCCCCTCGAATAGTAATACTTTCAATCTTGGAGAACATTGAGGCGTAAGCATTCGAAGAGTCTAAAAAAGTGACAATACAAATAGAATCTAAGACAGGAATAATCTTCATGTTCGTAGCGTCAGCCTCAGCGATTAGTTTCACACCTAAAATATCAGCCTTTCCATTCACTGGGGTTGCGTCAATAGTGTCGTTATCGTTAATGTTTTTAACGGTGCATAACTCCGAATAGATTTCCGAGTCCTTGTTATTCGCTAGTTCTTTTATGAGGTCCTGAATATTATTCGCTGACATCGCCTACTTTTTGTTTAATGCTTATTTTTTGTCTCCCCCCATTCATGCCGCAAGTGGTGACAACTTTATCCACTAAGTACGCGCCGTTCTTTTCCGGTATCTGAGGGTTTACTAATTCTATGATATCACCATGATTAACTCTAGGGGTCATAAACGTCGTGAAATCCCCGACAAAGCCCGAATACCTTAATTCATTGACTTGAGCGTCCGCGATTGCTTGAAGGTCCGCTACATTATCGATATTATAAAAGTAAAGCGTTCGAACTTCTCCGCTAGAATCGCCGGCTTCAGCTTCTAACCTCGTATTATCTGGTTTTATAGATATAGCTTTGACTTTTATTTTCCTTTCGTCTTCGTTTACCCATGTTAACCCGTCGCCGTTTATGATATCTCTAAAGAATGTGAATCTAACCGTATTCTGAAGCTCTGGAACTACAGCGAGGCCGACATAAAGATTTGTATCTCGAAAGAATGAATAAACACCGTTTTTCTTTCTTATAGAATCTAACACTTCTGCTGTGCTCGCATTCGTGACCCGAATATCTCCCAGATTAAATTCCGATGTGAGTTCATAGCTTACATCTTCAGGGATTATCACCTCTAGTAATTCCGAAAGGGAAGGGTTTTTTAAACTGAAAGTGTAATTATTCTGCTTCAGCTTGTACATGTCATCTTCACATGAAAACTCTAAAGGGTATTTGTTTTTAATCCCGCTTAAGTAGCCAGTAAAAACAGTTTGCGTGTTCTGATCGTACCCCAGAGATATAGAGCAGTCATCTCCACGCTTAAATATCGCTTCAGGGCCAACCGCTAAGTCATTACCCTCTGAATCTGTATATTTTATTTTCTTCGGGACTACCACCGAGGCCCTCTCCGTCAATAAATTGTAGCTAGAGGTTATTTCTATGTTATTAGCGAAATTAAAATCTATTGAATTCTTTACCGAGAAAAAAGAAGATAGCGTTCTCATTAATCTCTAATTATTTCGACCTCTACAGGATTATCTGAAACACATTCCAACTCGAAAAGCTGCGTATTATACGTGCCCTCCCTTTGTGGAAATGTGTAGTTCTCTATTACTACGTTCTGAACGTTAAAAACATCGTTTAAATAAAAGGAAGCTAGTTCGATAGAAGCATTTGCACGGCAAACTTCCATTAACTTTTTCACCTCATCTTCTGGGTAGTGGTCGGGGTTATCGTTGCTTGCGCTAGTGATTACCCCTCGAATATTGACTCTAAAATCCCCGTCAGAAATATACTCTTTTACCGTTCCGTTTCTCCCTTGAATAGGTGTTTTTACGATGTTTTTATTCATAGAAACCCCGATCAAAACCGTGTCAAAAATTAACCCTCCGTCTTCTTCGAGGTAATTCACTTCGTTACCTTCTAGATCTAAATAAGAACCAGATATAAAATCCACATTTGAAAAGACTGGCGTCCCTAACTGCGAAGTACTCAATTGAGGGTCTGATTCATCCGAATCGAACACCCCTCTGTATAGAGCACCTTTTAAAGCGGTTAACCCAAAGCCTGAGAGTATTATCTGCGCGGTTTTTGGGTTCGTTATGTTTGCTACCTCACTAGTAAAATTATATTTCTGCTCCATTACTGACCTATTATGTTAACATCATTGACCGCTGTTAATAGCGCTCGACTTACTAGTTCTGTTATTTGACTTTCTCCGATCTTAGCGTCTTGAATAGTCGTGTTGAATGTTTCTATTAGCTTATTTATAGACACGTTTACAGTGGTAGGCCTTCCAGCTGCTACCCCTGAAACATTGCTAGAGGTTTGCTTCCCTGGCGTTGTAGCTGTACCGGCCGCCACTCCTGAAAGCCCACCGTCAAACACACCGCCAGAAGCCGCTGCGTCTTGTTCTAGTATAGAAGCCTCTACCTTTGTTTTCTTCCCTGCGAAAAAGTCTTTTGATTCGGTATTATAACTTTCTTTGAATGCTTCGGCTGCCTTCTTACCTGCGGTAATGAAATTTGATGACAACCTTTCCGAAGCCTTACTCAGTCCGTCAAAATCCCTATTAAACAGGGCTTCGAATCCGTCAGCAATAGCTGAAAAGCTCTCTGTAAAAAGAGTTTCTACAAAAACCCAACTAGAAACAATAGAAGCAACAAACCCTTTCCATATAGTTTGAGCGGTTTCTGTGCTGTCGTACCACTTTTTAAAAGCTATCGTTACCTTAGTAACACCGTTATAAATAGCAGCAAAACGTTTTGCAATACTAGTAAAAACAGGGCGTAACTTATTTAAAAGGTTACCTATAGCGTTTACTCCTGCTTTGAATTTATCAAGTAAAGAAAGAGTCTTGCCGCTATCTTCTCCCGTTCCTCTTATCTGTTCTCTAAATGATCTAAAAGCGTCGGTAATTGGTGAAAATGCTTCTGTGATTGCTGACCAGTTCTCGCTGATCATTGTTGTAATCCTGCTCAACCTTTCAGCTATAGCCCCGAACACACGGACCGAACTTTCTTTTATTTTAGTCCATACGTTCGAAAGTCTATTCGAAAAAGCTTGTAGCGTTTGCGCGTTTGCGTTTACCGGATCACCAAACTTTTCATTTAAAGCTTTGGCGAATTTAGGTAGGAAGTCTTGTGATACTATTTCACCTCTTTGGAGCATCTTATCCAACTCCATAGTCGTGACGCCCATCGCATCGGCAGCAATCCCGAAAGCCCCTGGTAGTCGTTCTCCTAATTGACCCCTAAGCTCTTCCGCCGAAACCTTTCCTTTGGAAACCATTTGCCCCAAAGCAAGAAAAGCCCCCTTTGTAGTCTCCGCGTCTACCCCTAGTTTCGAGGTCGCATTCGCTACACTTGCAAAAATGCTTCTAGTTTGAGCACCTTGAAGATTAGTCCCCATTGTTGCCGCGCTCAATGTTTTGAAAGCTTCACGGGTCGACATTAATTCAAGCCCCATGCTTTGCGCTGACTGCTCTATAAATTTGATATTCTTACCGTACTCTTCAGAGCTACCCGAAGTTACTTCCAAAGCCTTGTTTATGGAGTCTACAGATTTAGCCGCTTGAAATGAAGCTGTTGCAAACTGAGTAACGCCAGATATTAATTGCCCGTAAATATTAAACTTAACTAACGAGCCAAAAACGCTACCCGTAGTTTTAGCGGTTTTATTCACTCGACGCATGCCGCTATCGAGCTTGTTTGACTGAGCTATACTTTTATTGATCGCCGCAGAGAATTGCGAGTCGTTCAGTATTATTTTATACTTTGCTTCTTCAGTCATTTTAAAAGGGTTGGCTATAAATATAAAAAAAAGCGCTCATTTTATTGAGCGCCCCATTGCATTTGTGCCATTTTTAACTCCTGATCCCTAGCGAATTTAACTCTAGCGCATAAGTCAAAGAATTCTTCTTCGTCTGTAATCTTTCTAGCGTCTATTTTAAGATGCACCATTATAAGCGTTTCCCACGCCCAAAACTCAGAATTCACTTCCCTAGCTTCTACCTGTTTAGAAAACCAAGATTTACGCCTATCCTCTGTCGATTCTAAAGTATCGAGTAGCCCGTTTGCCGTTTTTAGGTCTAGATTATCAAGAGTAGATCCTAAACGGCTATAAGCTTTCCCGTTTTCGGCAGAATTAACTCGATGATCAAATTTTTAAGAGTTAAAAACGCCTCATCGTCCGCGATAACTTCGTCCAGACTATCCCCTCCTATATACATATCTTTCATGTATACTTTTGCGGATTCGTCTTCTCCGTGCGCTTCGTGAATAGCCGCCGCCGCCTTCCTTGTGATCATAGAAGGTTTTTTAAGATAAAGCGTCTTTGGCTGGTCTTCGTCGCCTTCCATGAAGCAAGTGGCCGCGAAAATTTTCCCGTGCTTTGCCTTAAGTTTTGAAATTAGATCTTCTTCTGATAGGTCTTCAGTTGTTTTTTTAGTTTCCTTACTCACAGTGTTTATTCTTTTGGTTTAAATAATAAACCACAATTAATCTACAAAAGACGAATTAAGCAAGTTTAAAACATGTGTTTTCATTGCTGAAGAGTAAAAAATGTCTGTCACTCCGTTTGTCCAGTAATCCACAGCAATTCCTTTTTGACCTGCTAAAATCGCCAAATATGCCGAAGAGATAGCTTCAAAGTCATTTCTAGCTCCTGAGTTATCTTTGATGTACTGATTTATGTAACCTAGTATAAACTTTGCAATAGTGCCGTTCCAACTAAAGGAAAGGCCGTTCGTAAATACCGGAGGGTAAGCACTTCTCAAATCTACCGATTCATTAAGGGCTTTTATTGCATCGCTGGGCGCTGTTGTGTTTCCGTAAATATCATAACACTCAATATTACCGCTTTTAATACAGTCGTGGGCTTCTCCTTGTGAGTCACT